AACCAAACTGTTCAAAGTATTTTCTGGGCATCTTATACAAAGACTGCCATGTGGATATTGTTACTTCTTTTGTAATCTCTCTAGAGTGACCTTGATATATCTTTTGCATTTTGCTTTCAACATAACCATAATCAAGAAAATCGGAGTACATCTGTTCCACAAGAGATGTTGTAGGAACAAGTATAAGGACTCTGTTAGACTCATACCACCTACTCAGTAAGTAAATTATAAGTGACTTGCCTGAAGCAGTAGGACTAAGAGAAAGGCTCCGATTGTTTCTGACTGCATGAGTAAATGCGGCCATCTGGTAATCACGAATCTGTAAACTCTTTCCTTTGGATTTAGGTGACACTCTTCTAACAAATCCACCCAAGACTGTAGCTCTATGTTCTCCTTCATCTTTAACTCCTTCTTTATATTCAATACTTATATCGTTACGTTTTGCAAACTCCTCTACATACGGTATAAGACCAAAATAAATTTCGCCTGTCATCTGATTGTACAAACGAATCTTTCCATCCCATACACGATTTTTGTATGTAGGCATAAACCTTGCGCCTGGCACTTCAAAGGTAAAGAAGTCTACCAGTTCTCTTGCAATATTTGGTTCTGTGTCAACCTTTACATATACATCATTTTTCTTTGATATTATCAAAGTGAACCTTCCATAAACCTTTTCCAATCAATCGCATTTTTAATTTGAAAACCACGATTGTTCATCATCTTACAAACACTTTCTGCATAGTCACACATTGCATTGTGATAGTCTACTTTATGTTTAGCTTGTATTAAGTCCTCATCACTTTCAAGATAAGTGGGAATATCTTGTTTAAGAACTTTTAGGTCGAATGGTTTTTCTTGATAAACCTTTGGGTCTGATTTACCAGAATAGTATTCCCATTTATGTCTTAGAAGTTTTTTATATTCTGCGTCTGCTTGTTTTGATAACAAGTTCCAACGAGTAAAGATTTTTAGATATTTACCATAAAGTTCTGGAGTTTTAAGTGATTCAATATCCAGTTGTTCTTTATCTATCTTGAGGTCTTTTTCTGCCTCTTTTTGTAATTGTTCCAAATCCATATTATATTATCCTCAATTCAAAACGGTGGTGGATTGTCTAGCTTTTTCTATATTTAATGAAAACTCGTTTCAATATAAAAAACTGTTGTTCAAGATATATCCACCACCTTGTATTATATAGTAAACATTTCATACAACTTGTATGTAAAAGTTGCAGTTGCAGTTAAATAAGTTACGTCACCTTCTTGTTGATTGAACGCAAGTCCACTTAGTGCAACTGGATATAAATCAGAAAATCTTACTTCAACCACTGGATTATTTTTACTAGTCATAATCGTAAGTGTTGCATCACCAAACATAGCTTGATTTCCAGTTGCAGTGCCTGGGTTTGTGGCTTCACCCTTTACTGAACTATCAGTTGGAAATGAAGCTGCCTCATCTTTTCTAAATGACTCAAACTGTGTTCTTGCTTTTGGAAAACCTATACCTACTAACCATTGATGAAGTTCTCTATAGTTTTCTAACTTTTCATCTACAAGAAAAGTAATTTCTAGATTATCAAATGTGAGGTCATCACCCATAACTGGAATTTGTTTGAAGGGAGTTGGAAGAATAGATTCACCAAGATTAATGCCAGGCAGATTTGCGGCTGTAGTAAAATACTCAACTTTGGGTAGTTTATTAATACTGAACTTAAACTTAGTTGGGTCTGCATAGTCTAGTTCAGTAGGTTGTCTTGCAAGTGCATTGATAGTAGTAGCCATGTTTATCTCCTACTATTATTTAGTATGCACATAAAAAAAGGGGGAGTAAAAACTCCCCCTAGTTTCCGATTTAGTCGTTTCTTATTATTACATAAGGTTTGCGACTTGTACTCGTCTGTAGTATGTGTTGTCGTTTGCACCAGGCACAACATCTGTAGCAGATGAAGTAGCGAATGGGTTTTGTGCAACACCGTAACGAGTTTTGAAACCGATTTTCGGTTGGAAAGTATTCTCACCAACTGCACGAACCATTTGTAGTGGAACGTATGGGCAGTAGAAGATACCAGCGTCATATGGTGAAGTTCCCTTATAACCAACAACATAGTACTGTTTAGCAGCGTTGTTAGCAGCATATGGGTCAATATACACTCTGTATCTACCGTTAAGAACACCAGCGAAAGTGTTTCCAGTATCGTCAACTTGTAAGTTGTTGTTAAGAGCAGGAGCGTAATCTAATACACCAGCCATTTGCAATGCAGAAGCAACGTCTGAAGAAGTGATAATCATGTTACCTTTTCCTCTTCTTGTTTCTTGTGCGATTACGTTAGCATCTCTTTCGATTTGGAACATAAGTCCTTTGAACTTCTCAACTGACCATCTACCGTTTGAGTCTGTATCTAAGTCAAAGATACCAGCAGTAGTTGTGTTGATTGAAGCACCTTTCTTAGCAGAGACATAGATTGTTCTAATTACTTCTCTGTTAATTTCAGCAAGGATTTCAGAAGACAGAATATTTGACAATTCTGTTTCTGCATCAAGACCGTGAATTGCCTTTAGGTCTTGTGCAAGTTCCATAGTGTATTCTGCTTTTAATGCTCTTGACTTTGCAGTCACAGTTGACTTCTCGATTGAGAACGCCATTTCTGCGAAAGAGTTAGCAGCTGCATCACCTAATGCCTCACCTTCAGCAGTGGTCATACCACCACCAGTAGTTGAACCGTAGTCTGCACCACCAGTAATATATGTACCAGCAGATGAGTCATTTAAGACAGCAGGGTTAGTACCAGTCATTGCAGTTGAATTCAAGTCACCAGCAGCGTCATCATTTGAGAATCCGACATCTGGTTCGTTGAACAATGCTTCTGTACCACTTGAACTAGTAAATCTTGACTTCATTGCGAAGATAAGACCAGTTGGGCCAGTCATTGGTTGCACAGATGCAACATCATACGCAATCAAGTTAGGCATAGCACGTCTTACTAGCGAAATCAAAATTGGGTCGTAGTTGTTGATAGTACCACCAGTGTTATTAGTAGGTGCGGCTTCTGATAAGAAAGCTGCATCTTCTTTCATTGCTTTTTCTTGGTTTTCCAAGATGATTGAAGTAACGGCTTTTTTGTAGTTGTCCTTAATCTCAGGCAAATCTGGATGATTGAGGACTGGCTGCCACTTCTCTTGTAAGTTTTCTGAATTATACATTTGTTAATCCCCTTTAACTATATTAGTATTATTTATCATAATTTAATTCTTGACATCTTTAAAAGGTTGTGCATTTACATCAGTCATGTAAGGTGCAGACCTCTTAATTGCACTAGTATACGCAGCCATAGCGTCACTTATGTCAATCTCTTGAGTTTCCACTCCACTCTCTTCAGTGAGTTGGGATGGAGTTGACTTAGGGAAATAATTTTCCTTAAGCGTGTTAAGTTTTTCTTCAAAGGATTCCTTATCGGTGAACTCAACATCTTCAACCAAACTAGCAAATTTCTCTGTTTGAGTCTCTGCAAGGTCAGATGAAACTTCTTTGATAACAGACTCACGCACAAGTGAATCTTCAGATTGTTTCTTTTCAGTAAGTTTACCGATTGTATCGTTCAACTTTCCTTCAAGTTCTTCAATCTTCTGTGCTTGTGATTCTAAGATATCATATTTTTCGTCTGGAACATCAATGTAATGTTCTTCAAACAATGCTTTTAGACCAGTAATAAAGTCTTCAGCAATCTCACCTTTGAGTCCTCTTTCAATTGCAAGTTCATTTTCTTTCATCCACTCTGCAACAACGTAGTCAAGGTAACCATCTACCTTTTCTGCAAGTTCAGTTTTGAATGCTTCATGTTCCTCTGCAACCTCTTGAGTTTTCTCAAGTTCGATTCTTTCGACCTCTGGACGAATTTTTGATTTTACAGCAGCTTCAAAGATAGTAGATGCCTTTTGTTTGAACTCTTCAGAAAGGTCTTCACCTTCTACGAGTGCATCAACATCTTCTTTGACTGAAATAGATGCAAGTCTTTTCTCAATAGCAGCTTTTGCTTTTGATAAACCTTCTAATTCTACTTCTTCTTCAGTAGGTTCTTTCTGTGATTTCATGTAAGATGCATACATTTTCTTTGCTTCACCAGCAGGCATTTTTTTCATGACATCCATCATTGCATTGATAGCATCTGCTTTTGTCTTTGGCATATGAGCATCTTCATCTTTGTTATGCTCAGAGTTTTTCAATATTTTCATATCTTCTGCCATGACTTTCTCCTCAATACCATGTTTGAATTGAACATCATACCACTCTACAAATCCGTTATCGTCTGGAATTGCGTGTGACCTTTCGATTGGTTTACCTCTTCCCCATACTGGGTGTTCTACGACTGTTGCACAGTCGTGGTCTTTAGAATGACAAAGTTCTCTAATCTCATCATCAGTATAACCTTCATACTGAGCGGCAAGTTTTTGAGGTTTCTCATCACCCTTTACTTTAGCAGGAATAGAACCATCAGTCTTTACTTTCTTAGCATAGTCTTTCTTAGCGTCAGACGATTTAGTTACAGCAGCACCAGTATCTTCAGCGTCCTCATCTTCTGAATCCATTTTTTTCATTGGTTCAGCAGCGACAGCGCCTTTTCCACTAGCAGATGTATCTTTTTTCATCTCTGCTTCACTAAGTTCGTTTTGAACTTCAGCTTCTAATTCCTCAATTGTCTTATCAATTTCTGACATTTGAAGTCTCCTAAGTTAATATTAATCCTTATTACATTATATTTAGTAATTATAACTTTTTAAGGAATTTTGCGAAAGCCAATGCTTGGTAATTCGCTTTTCTAGAACGAACAT